GTTGCAGAATATGTAGCAACTCCTACAGAAACAATAAGACTTGTAGACGACATTGCACTTTATGTTCCTCAATCTTTTATAGCAGCATACGCAGCTAATTGGGACGAAGTAGATACAGGAGTTGCAGGAGCATACTTAGGAGCAGGAAATAAAAGTTTAGGAGATTTGGCAGGCACAGGAGAGATGATAGCTAGAGGACTAGTATCAACAGCAGCAGCATTGCCATCAGCTCTAGGAGCCAATATGGACTTAGGCGCAGTACTCGAGGCTTCAAGTAAGAAAGTTAATAACCCATACAAAGAACAATTATTTAAATCAATGGGCTTTAGGCAGTTTTCATTCAGTTACACTTTCTCTCCTAGGAACCTGGCAGAACAAACACAAGTAGAAACATTAATTAGAAAATTTAGATTACACATGCACCCGGCAAAAGCACCTGGAGATTTATTCTTAATATATCCAGCAGAGTTTAGTCTAGTATTTGAAACACTAGTAGACGGTAAGATGCAGAAAAATGAGCACTTACCAGCAATTTCATCTTGTGCATTAAAAAATTGTAAAGTAGTATATGGTGCCGACGGACAATTTAATACTTTTCAAGGTTCAGGCGGTGCGGCAACAGAAATTACAATGGAATTACAATTTGTAGAACTAGAAGCACTTACAAAAGATCGTATAGAGGCGGGATTATAAATGTACTTTAAAGCATTACCAACATTATTATATCCGTGGAAGGATAAAGATAAAAAACAAAGACAAGTTATTGTACCTGATATTTTTAGAAGAGTACATATAGACAAATATTTTAAAAACAGATTAAACCTTGTGGCTATGTATGTTAACGATGGCGAGACTGCAGAACAGGTAGCATATAATTACTATGGTTCTACAAAGTATCATTGGATTGTATTGTTATCCAATAATATTGTTAATGTTGTAGACGAGTGGCCTAAAGGTAGTAGGCAATTAATTGATTATGTTACAGATAAATATGGCGCAAACAATGGAACTGATGTTCATCATTATGTTGAAATAGATGATGATAGTATTATTGTAGATTGGAATGCAACAAGATTATCTAATGATGAAATTAAAGCTGTTACAAATACAGAATACGAAGAAGATTTAAACGAAACTAAAAGACAGATATATTTATTAGATAAAATATTCTTAAAGGACATAGTAGTACAATATAAGAAATTGGTTAAGTAATACATCATGACAGATATTAAATCAGAGGAAAACCTACAACAACCCGGTCAATTAATAATTGATGAATTGTTTTTGACTACACGATCAATGCAAGAGCATGATTTAGTAGGCCACCTAATAGAGATGAATATCTATGAGGATATTTGGAATCCTCACATACATGGAACAATACTTATTAACGATGCAATTGACTTAATAGGTTCTTATGCCATTGGTGGTGGAGAGTTTATTACAATGAAGTTAAGAACAGCCACATACGAAGATGTTCCAGATAATGTTATTGATAAATCCTTTCAAGTTTATTCTATAAACAATAGATCCCTAACAACAGATAGAGCACAAACATACGAGCTAGGCTTTATGTCTATTGAGGGTATAACTGACGCAGCTGTACCTATATCCAAACGATACACGGGTAATACACAAGATATTATAGGAGACATATATGAAGAATATATGCAGGAATATCGTAGACCTGTAGAAGCAAAAGAAAAATCTACTTTAATTATTGGTGATACACCTCATGCTTCTAATGTTAACTACATATCTAATTTTTGGACACCAGCTCAAAATTTACAATACCTAACAAAGTACGCACAGGGCAATCAACATGTAGGGTCGGACTTCGTCTTTTATGAAAGTAATAAATCTTATTATTTTACTTCTTTACAACAATTAATATCAGTACAAAAAGAACAACTGTTTGAGGAATATGTATATTCTACTCCTGGATTAGAAGTACCTCACAGAGGAGGCGGAGATACATTTGTAGGAATTAACTTAGGTAAAAAACATTGTACAATAGAAGATCTAAAAATACCTAGAACTATAGACACCTTAGATGGAGTAGACTCTGGTTATTATTCTCAATCAGTAAGAGCATATGATCTATTTACAAAAGAAAGAATAGAATCATATATTGATGTGAGAGATGACTTTTCAAGTTTTGTCCATACAGATGACGGCATACCAGTACCTTCGGGTACTCCCAGAAGTCCATACTCTCAAATGGGTATTAAACTATTAAATAGTTTTGCATACGGTGCAACACCTCAAGGTATCCCTGGAGGCAAATTAAACACAACCAACGCAGCAGTAGTAAACAATACTTTATTCAGAGCGAATTATTTTAATTCATTTAAGGATTATACTTTTGAAATGGATGTGCCAGGTAGAACAGATATTGAAGTAGGTAAATTAATTAAATTAGCCTACCCTAAAGCTGTAGATAAACCTGCAGACGCTACATACGATGATATTGTAGATGATGTATTGACAGGAGCATATTTAATTACAGCAATTAGACACAAGGTAGATAGAATAGGTTATGTTATGAAAATGGAAATAGTTAAAAATGGATTAGCCAAATCCATTGGAATAGTAGATGACGGAGTGAACGATGACATCAAATAAAAATTATGGCAAATTAAATATACCCGATTGGATATGGTGGGTAGGAGTTATTGAGTCTCGAGCAGACATTACAAAGACAGGACGATACAGAGTTAGGATAATGGGTTACCATACAGGTAATAAAGAAACATTACCTACAAAACATTTACCCTATGCAACTGTTATTAATTCTCCTACAAACGCATCTACATCTGGAATAATGGAAACACCTAATCTATTACCTGGATCAACAGTTATAGGATTCTTTGCAGATGGCGATGAAGGACAGATGCCTATTATCTTAGGTTCTTTAGCTGGCTTACCTCAACCTAAGAACGAAGAACTAACACAAGAAGATGGATTTAACGACCCTGCTAAGAACTATCCTCGAGGAGGATTTGATGAACCAGCAGAAGAAGGGTTTGCAGGAGTAGGTGAACCAGACTTACCTAGACTTGCCAGAGATGAAGCAGCAGAAACGCATTATAGTCTTATTACAAAAAGAGAAGAAAGAATAAAAGAAGTAAGAACAGCCAAAGCTCCTGATATGACAGGACAGTCAGATAAAAAAGAAGGGAAAGACTACGACGGAGAAAAATGGGACGAGCCATATGCAAGAGCTAAAGGCCCATACGATACATTTAAGTTAGAAGAGTTTACACCAAAGTATTGGGACGCACTTGCAGATATGAAAAGTGGTGGGACAGGAGCTCCAACAGAGCCTGGAACATATACATCTATGTATCCTTTTAATCAAGTTAGAGAAACAGAAAGTGGCTTTGTAACTGAAACAGATAACACAGCAGGCAATGAAAGATATTCTTGGTATCATCCTATAGGTAACTATGAGGAAATACAAGCAGACGGAACAAGAGTAAATAGAATTAAAGGTTCCGATTATGAAATTATTGAACAAGATAAAAATGTTGTTATAAGAGGTTCATGTAATGTTACGATTATAGGCGATGCTAAAGTTCTTGTCCAGGGAGACAAGTATGAAGAAATAGAAGGCGATTATTTCTTAACAGTACATGGCGATAGACATACAGCTATTACAGGTAGTGATACTAGAAAAGTTAGTACTGATGTTAATGATTTAATTGGTGGCGAGAGAGCAGCTCGTGTAACTTTAAATGACGCACAAACAATTATAAAGAATCAAAATATAACTGTAACAGGTTCTTTAACAGAATCTGTATCCAAATCAGTTACAGAAACATACGCTGCTTCACATAACACTACGGTATCTAAAAGTAGAGTTCAACAAGTAGGTGGTGTTTTAAGAAACGCATCTGGTAGTAATATGTTAATGTTAACAGGTGGTGAAGGACACTTTAAATCTAAATCTAAAATGGAAATTGAAACAAAAGATACACAATTATTAAAATCTGAGAACCAACAAACATTAACAGCAAGCAATACAGATATTACACAAGATGTAGATGTAACAGGAACAAGCACGGCAACCGTAGATCATTTATCTAATGGTAAGTCAGGCTTTGGACATACACATACAATAAGCGGTGGTAGTTCAGCAGGAACAACCACAGCCCCAGACTAATAGGAGGACAAAATGAGTTGCGGACCAAGTGAAGCAATGAAGGCAGCAGCAGACCAAGTGGATGCTTTAAATGCCAAAATAGACGCAGCAATAATGGACATACCTGGTATGGACGAACTTGCTAATTTAAAAGAGAATGCTGAGAGTGCAGCACAAGGCTTAATGGATAAATTAAACGATGCTATACCTACCATTAATTTCCCAGAAATACCAGCAGCTGCTAAAACTCTACAAGATGAAATGAAAGAAGTAGCAGGACTTATTGCATTGGGTGTTTTAGCATTACCACAATTAAAAGGCCAGTTAGATTATATGAAAAATAAATACGCTGGTGTAGATGAAGTTAATATTGAAAACCTAGCAGACTTGTTAAGAACAGGAGCTATGGATTTAGATAGTATATGTAAACTAGTTCCTAATGTACAAACACAAGGAATAAATGCTCAAGTCTTAGGCGTACCTACATCTATTCCAGATATTGATCCCGTAGCTATAATAAGAGGAGGCAGATTGCCTGAACTTCCTAAAGTAGGTAAAGTATACATAGAAACCTCTAAAGTATCTAAAAAACAAGGCGATGATTTTCTTGATATAGAGCTACCAAACTTTGACTTTTAAGTATAAATACTAATATGGCTATCATCAGACAGAATAAAGCTAGACTCTATAAAGACTTTGATTTAAGTTTTACTAAGAATGCAATTACTGGAGACTTAAACAAAAAGATAGATTCTAAGGCTGTTAAACAGTCAATGTATACATTGGTTCAAACACAGATGTATGAAAGACCGTTTCATCCTGAGCTAAGCTCTGATATAATGATGATGTTATTTGAACCAATGACACCCTTTACAGCTGGTAGCATAGAAAAAAGATTAGAAACTTTATTTTTAAACTACGAAAAAAGAGTTAAAATAGATCAAGTATTGGTTGAACCGTTATATGATAGAAACGAATATAAAGTAAAAATATATTTTGAGGTAATAGGACTTAATGAACCTCAAGAACTAGAATTAAATTTGGAGAGGCTTAGATAGATGGCGCAATTAAATGTATCAGAATTAGACTTTGATGATATCAAAGCAAACTTAAAAACATTCCTACAATCTCAATCAGAGTTTGAAGACTATAACTTTGAGGGCTCTGCTCTCTCAGTTCTTATTGATATGTTGTCTTACAATACACATTACAATGGAATGATAGGCCACATGTTAGCCAATGAAAACTTTATTGATACAGCAATTAAAAGAGAATCAGTAGTTTCAATTGCTAAAGGATTGGGCTACACACCTAGATCTCATTTAGGTTCAACTGCAACAGTTACAATAACTGTAACACCTCCACCATCATTTTCAAGTACAACATTAGTATTGTCTAGAGGAACATCATTATCATCTGCAAAAGATGGCAAAACATTTTCATTCTATCCTG